GAGAGACAGTCTCTCTTCCAGCACTGATTGGAGGTCATTATGCCGTTGGGTTTCGAAGAGCGCTTCAAGTATGCAGATTCACCCATTACTGCCAGTGGCAATAATGGTAGTGGAACTGCACCCTGGAGTACTTCCGGAATCCCCCTTATCGGGTACGATGCTGTTTATAGCTATCGTAGCGGCAAACGCGCCAGTAACCTTTCTACGCAGGGAAGTTACGAATCCTCCGTCCTTTCTAACCGAGATTTGTATGCTCGGCTTGAGGCCCGGAGGAATTACCTGAACCATCTCGTAAGAGATTTGTTCGAGCCGCAAAATGGCCCTCCGTCTGTATTTTCGAATACAGACGTAGGTCATCCATTCGCGACCTTTAAGGTTCGTACCCATGCGCCGTATGGGAAGGTGTCCTATAAGACATCTTCTCTTAACGGTCGCTGGGATGTTTCTCCCTCAATGGACGGTCTTCCGTTTCCTAACGTTGGTGACCCTTTTGGGCTCACTACTCGCTCGGACTCTGGTGCCGTTCCCATGGGGAAGCAAACATACTTCACATGGCCCATAACGCTTACAGCGTTTGGGCTGCAGTCTCCTGCGACCCAGCAAACGTACTCCAATGGATTTAAGCAAATCCTTGGAGCCGGTTTAATAGCCGGCACAAACCCTTGGAAAGCCAAGGCCGATCTCGCTGTGACAGTTGGTGAACTGTTAACAGGAAATCTGCCTCGGATTCTATCTAGGATTGGTGATTCGTTGCTCAAACTTAAAATTGACTGGAAGTTGCAAACTGGGAAAGAACTCAGCAAGCATACTAATCCAGGCAATGAGTGGTTATCACTCTGGTTTGGCTGGGCCCCTCTCGTCAAAGACATCATTGCAGCTGTTGAAACTTTATACAAGCTTCACATCCTGATTTATGATGGCTCTGAGAGTGAGCGGAGAAGGTTTCAAAAGGGCGACCTAGTTGCTCTTAACCGAATTGCCACTGATGGCTTTACCGCCAGTCAGCGCAGTTTTTGGTTAGGATCACCTATCCGGCAGGGTGTTATTTCTCCCTATATCAAGGATTACAGAACATCAGGCTCTATGCTTGGTGTTCCTACTCCTACTGGTATAGAAGGGAAATTCGCCCGTACCGTGAATATAAGGTCAGATTTCCGTTTTGCCGCGAGGTTTCATCGTGGTGCGCTTCCAAACGCACGCGAACGAGACTTTCTCGACAAAGCATTGGAGCTGCTCGGGTTGGATGTTACTCCAGCCACCTTATATGCTCTCGCCCCCTGGTCGTGGCTTCTAGACTGGTTCTCATCTCTGGGAACCGCAGTTCAAAACATTTCTGCTTTGGACTGGTCTAATGTCCTGCTCGATTATGCGTATCTCACTGTGAAGGTCGAAACCATCACGACATCGGCTGTCACTCTCCCTGCAGTGTGGGGGGGCGGGAACTGTAGTTCCTCCCCTTATATTGCTCAAAGGATTGTGACGACTGAGAAGATACGCGAGCAGGCATCGCCCTACGGGTTCAGTGTTAGTTGGCAGGGCCTTTCGCCTTTCCAGCTGTCCATTCTAGCAGCCCTCGGGATGACCCGAGGCAGGTAGCGTTTCACGCTGCTGCTAGTCTTATCCGTTGACCGAACATCATCCGATGGGCGGCGGCGGGACAAGTTAATAGACGGGAGTACGAGCAGCGTAGCTGATCTCGGACCCCCATAACTTAAAAGGAGGAATTGTGGCCCTTTCAGATCCACAGTCTGTCACTATTGGAACCACTCCGGGAGCGGTTAGTCTTCCCCGTGTAAACACGGGGTCGAATGTTGGAAAGTTTTCCAACTTCGACTTGAAGACAACCCTCTCGGTACAGACGAACTACGGAAAGCGTACCCGCCGTGAGGCGCGTATTGATTTCTCGAAGATCGTGACGGATCCGCTGGTCTCTACGACCAACGTTCTCGTCGGAGGTACGGTTCGACTTAACATCGACGTGCCCCCTTCTGGGTTCTCTGCTGCCGAGCAGAAAGACCTTGCGGTCGCCCTGCTTACCTGGCTTACTGCCAGCACCAACGCGAACCTTATTAAGGTAATCGCGGGGGAGAACTGATTCAATTGCGTACGCACCGTTGGTGCTTACGCTGTAGTGTCTTCCGCTATATGCGGAGGTGCTACATACATTGGATCGGTCGTAACCTAGATCTTCAGATCTAGTCGGCCCGGTGACTTCTGAGACCTGATGGTCGCAACTGGAACACTAACCCCTTGTAAGGAGCAATGTTGAAAAGCCAGTTTGACCTCCATAGTGAGCTGATCGAAGATCAGTACTCACTGCTGGGAATCAGTGCCCATCAGGATCTGTTGACATTCAGATCCAGGTGTGATAGTAAAGGACTGCCATTTTTAACGATGGTACTCCCTCAGCTCGGTAAGGACCTAGAAAGGTCAATCGAGCAAGGCAAGATTTCTGACGATCTCTTTGTCGGCTTTCGCCGTCGCGGAGGGAAGCAGAAAGATCGGCGGCCCGAATTTTTGGGTTCGCTGTTCAATCTTGTCTTTCACACCGATGGTACTCTCCTCGCCGATCCCGATCATCGCGCAATCCGTGCAATCCGGCAAATAGCTGGATTTCACGGTAAGCTTAAGGAATTGTGCTCTGATGAGCGTCTTTCTCGAGCTTATGCCGCGTTTATCGAGACCGATAAGCAGATTGCTGATGCCCGCGCGACTCACCAAGATTATTCTTGGTTTGCCGACGTGAGTCATCGCATCTGGGGCCGTGCTATTGGTGACGTCTCAGCTCGCATTATGCGTGATGAGATCATCCCAAAACATGGTCCTGGAGTGGTCTCTGATAAGCTTACCAGCAATGGTAAGTACAGAGATTTGTCCTGGACAGAGCGTCTCGATCGGTATTTTCCGATAGAGAAATATGCTCTTCCTGGCTACTCGTTTTTCGAGGAGCTGGACGAATTTCCACTCTACTCCCCGGCTCAGGAATTGCCCTCACGGGTTATTCCAGTGCCTAAGACGATGGAAAAGCCTCGTATTATAGCAGCTGAGCCTTCCTACTTGCAGAAAATGCAAGGTGGAATTCTCACTCTATTAACGGAGCGTCTGGGTGACCATCCAGTTATTGGTTGGCTTGACCAGACACGGAATCGTGAGATGGCCAGATCCGCTTCTGTGGATCGTGCCCTCTCTACTCTAGACCTCTCTGAGGCTAGCGACCGTGTTTCCCTGCGGCTTGTCAAGAACCTGATAAAGTTCAACGAGTATTTTCTCAACGCTGTGTTGAGTACTCGTACGACGGCCGCCGAACTTCCTTCGGGAGAACGAATTCTCCTTCAGAAGTTCGCGACTATGGGGAGCGCCCTTTGTTTCCCCATGGAATCGATGGTGTTTTGCACTATCGTTTACATGGCAATAGCAAAGGCGCGAGGTGAGTATTTACCTTCACATGAGACTTTAAAGAGTCTCGAAGGTAAGGTTAGTGTTTACGGAGACGATATCATCGTTCCCCGTGAATACACCCAACCTGTTATAGAACTGCTTGAGACCTTCGGGTTGAAGGTTAACCGCTCGAAGTCTTTCACGGATAGTCATTTCCGGGAGAGCTGCGGTGCGGAGTTCTACAATGGATACGATGTATCTATTGTCAGGACGCGAAAGCGTCTTCCTGATAACAGGCAGCACACTGATGAGCTAGTGTCTTTAGTCGAGATGCGTAATCTATACGCAGAAGCGTATGGAGAAAACATCTTGACCGGCACTCTGGACAAATACATTGGAAGGCTTATCACCTTTCCATATGGTTATCCAGAAACCCCTGCTCTGGTTCGGTGGTTACCGGAGGGAATGAGTGTTTCTAGCCTTACAGCTAGCGATTACAAACTCCACCCGGACCTACAAAAGCTCTTTGTCAGAGCCTTTGCTGTCAAATCTCGTAAGAGAGATGACCCGCTCGAGGGTTATGGTGCTCTTCTAAAGGCCCTTACCACTCCTTTTCAGGAGGATAGGGACCATTTGAAGCGTGCTGGGCGTCCCGTATCTGCCAGATTAAAATACGGTTGGTACCCGTTAAACGGGTAGTGTAGCTAACGCTACACGGCGAGGGTGGCGGAGAGAGCTGTTATTTCTCTCTGCCATCGAGGAGTGTGC